ATGAAAAATATAAATGCGAAAATATATTATCCAACCATTGATATAGCTAAATTTATTGCGGCATTATTCGTGGTGGCAATCCATACAATGCCGCTTGATTCAGTGAATGCAACTGCAAGCTTTGTATTGAATCATGAGATTGCAAGACTTGCAGTACCCTTCTTTTTTGTATCATCAGGGTTCTTATTAGCCGATAAAGATATTACAGATAAAGAAGTGGTATTCAATTATTTAAAGCGTTTAATCATTCTTTATTCTATATGGTCAATTCTATATCTGCCCATTATAATAATTGACTGGCAATCGAATCAGCTTACCATCTTTCAGGATATCGGCCTTTATCTTAGAGATTATTTCGCAGGAGGTTCATATGGTCATTTTTGGTATTTTACTTCGTTAATATATACTGTCTTTACTATATATTTATTAAACAAAAAATACACCCTCAAAATAATATTAATAATTTCATTTATATTATACATCATCTGTACCTTGGGAAATACATATTACGGACTTTTAAAATATATGCCTTTAGTCAAAAAATACTATCGAATCCAATATAAATTGTTTAATACATTTAGAATAGGATTGTTTTTCGGTATGATGTTCGTTACAATAGGACTTTATATTAAAAAGTATAATATCTCATATTCTTTAAGGAAATCAATGGTCGCTTTTATCCTTTCCTTATGCGCATTGATTATAGAGGTATTTATGTTAAAAAGATTATCGATTATGGGTAATCTTGAAATGCCTTTTTCAATGATTCCCGCAACATATTTTTTGTTTATAATATTAAAAAACGGTTGCCTTGAAAACAAAAGGATATACACCTTTTTACGGCATAGCAGTATTTTAATCTATACCTCACATATGCTGCTTGTATGGCTTGCGAAACGATTTCACTTCAATTCACTGCATAGCTGCGTCTATTTTTTATTAATTGCCGCCGCTTCAATTTTGTTTTCCGTATGCGTTTTATTCCTTGAAAATAAAAAGCACTTTTGGTGGCTGAAATATCTGCATTAAATCACACCCGGGGCGGAGCGTCGTAGTGACGTGCCACTTGTTCGCTTCGTATTATTGAGTCAAAATGGCATGTCCCCATGACACCACCACCCATGACACCACCCAAAATGGCATGTCCCCATGACACCACCCATGACACCATCCCCATGACACCATGTCCCCATGACACCAAATGGCATGTCACCGAATTTATTTAACCCAAGGGTTTTTCACGGAAATATGATATCCAAAATAAATCTGGTTGCTTGTAGGTAAGCTTATACTTATCAATCCCTTCTTGTGCTAATAATCGTACATGTTGCCACTGAGGATTCGTATTTATACTATCTATTATCCAGTTGTTAGCATCCCCAACCATTTTGTCAAATATAGAATCAATAGTCCGAAGTACATTTAGAATGCTTGTATCCTCTTGGCTTATTTCATTTGGTGCATATTCAATCGCATCAGAGGTTTCAGATACTATTTCATCTGGTATATGAACAAAATCAGGGAAAGCATTAATCTGAACATCCGGTTCCGAAGCCAAAAGAAATAAAACTTCTTTTAACCTTTGTGAAAAATTCTTTTCCATATAAATTCTCCTTTCAAAAATTAAGGTATATATTCTCCGCTTATTGTAGGGACGACGTTTGGGGACGGACAAATATTGTCAACCTATTTCAATTAGCCCTTATAAGTTGACGTAAAATGTACGTTCCCAAAATGTACGAAGCTTAAAATGTACGAAGCTTATGGTTTCATTGTTTTGAGTCTCTCTTGTTCCAAAAGAGTTGCTTGAATAAGTTCATCTGCAACAATATGTCCTTGCTTTTCTCTCAATTCTGGCATAATACAGAATATAATCCTCTCAATTTTATTATCAAAATCAACTAATAACTTCAAGAATTCCTTTGAGAGATTTTCAGGTATAGAAGAAGTTGTGATTCTACTTTGAAATTCTTCAATGTCGAATTCCCCTTGTTTATATTTATTGCATACACTTAGCAAATTATTTAAATTTTGCACTGTTAAGCTCCTTTCTTTACTTCGTCATAATTGTAACAACATAACCCTGTGGATTTGTAATTGCCTCCACTGTACCAGATACATATGACAAATTACCATTTGGCTGTATTGTTGGTTTTACTGAATTAATCACGTCCTCAACAAATTGTGGAGAAACACTTCGTCCTTCAACTCCGCCAGCTTGTTTTATTGCATCTCCTACCGTATAGCGCTTTCCACTTGGTTGCATTCTTTCAACTGCGTGTTTTGAATACAGTCTATCTCCGACTATAGCATATTCTTGACCATTGGTATAGACCTTTTTATAGTTTTGCCAACTATCCCATAGTATCTTATTAGCTTTTCCCGCGCCATTAGCAGCATCATCAATAGAATCATCTAAATAATCTAATCCGGTTTTTACATTATTAGAAGAACCCAATTGTGATGTTCCTGCTGCATTGCTATTAGCTAAATTATAGGCAGAAAATGCCGTTGCAGCAAGTCCGAAGGAATCAAGCCAGTGTTGCAGAGATAATGGTTCTTCCGCATTGAAGGTACCTTTAATTGTATCAAGTAGTCCAGAAGATACCCAGTTGCCAATATTGTATAAGTTTGGATCACTTAGCATCACCTGACCTCTGTTTTTATTTGCGCTTAAATATCCTAACATAAACCAATCCATTAGATCTATTGGATTTTTGATATTCTGCATTCGATTAGTCTGTGCAGATAAAAAATTATATAAAAGCTTTTTTGCGTCATCAGGAATCCTTAAAAGCGCATCATACCAATTGGTTTTATCATTCTTATTGGCTAATAAATTACCGCTTTCATTCTCGTTCTTATTGCCAATCTTATAAATAATATTTTCATTTTCATCCAAAATTCCCAAAGTGCAGTCGCAATTGGAATGCATCGGCGGAAGGCTTTCGCCCGCCTCACTGATTAAAAATATCTGACCGTCTAAGCTGTCGCAGGTATCACAATTTTCACCTTCTGTCATGTAAATATATTTGCTGTAACCTTTATCCTGATATTCCCATAATATCATATACCTCGCCATTTGTCCATAGCTTGACTCCAAAAATTTTTGCAGCGATTTTAACTTCGTAGCTAAAACTTTGCGCACAGCTGTTATAACGCCTCTGACGTCTTTTTTCTGCATTATACAGAGGTCAATTTCATTTATAACAGCTTTGATTGTATTATTCATAGAGCTGTCAATGCCTTTTTGAAATTGCGCTGTATAAATATCCGCCCTATCTCCGTATTTTTCAAGCTGCTGTTTAACCTGCCCGCTAAGTTGAATCTCGGAATAAAACTCAGTAATACGATCATTAACCTTTGACATTACAATATCATACGGCGATATAAATGTTTTTTCGGCAAGCTGCCGTTGACTACCGCCTTGCGTTAAATCAAGAAATTCCATGTCACGAGGTAATATTCCGTTTTTCATTTCGGTTAAAAGGTCTGTTTCTGAATTGTTTGGTACGAATATACTATATATGTATGAGATGTCGCTTATAATATTCCGTTCCAAATCATTAGCCATGCTTTCCGCTATTTTATCGTTCATCCGCTCACCCTCTTTAATCAATGTAATAATAAATTTAAAAAAATACTCCTCCGGCTATTTAACAGCCGGAGGAGTATTTTTGAATGAATTCAATTTTCACCTGTTTTGCACATACCACATAAAAAAGCTAAGCAGAGTAGCAAGGGTGGTGACAGCTACTCCCCAAAGGGCTTTTGTTAGGGCGTTGAGGCTTTGCGTCAGGTGCGACATATCCGTTTTTATAACCTCAATCGCTATACCGTGCCGGTCCAGCATGTCTGATTTAACGTTCAGCCTTTTTTCTATTAAATCAAATTTTTCCGTGCAATAATCAAAATCATTATCGCATTTTTTCATTAGTCATCACCCCAAATTTAATTTACATAATCCGATGCTTTTATTTCTGATTTTGCCCGAATTTTACATTCCTCGGCGTAAGTGTTAAATATATCAAATTCGCCGTTATCAATTCCGGCAAGCTTTTTGCGTAATATGGCTTGCTCATCATCGGAGGTATACTGCTGCCTGATATGCGCTACCACTGTGTCTTTGTATAAATGCTCTTTTTGTTCTGCTGTTGTTTCAATCGGCTCCCCGGCTATGTCCTCAATTTCTGTTATTTCGCCCGTTATATTATTTTTAACTATCATATTAAGCTCCATTCCGCCGCCAATATCGGCGGCACAAATATTTTTATGAAAGCGCTTATCCTAACCCGCAGAAATTGGCAGAGGAATGATAAGAGCGCAAACCTGTTTGCGAATATACGCTTTCGCAAACTTATGGCAGGCGACGTTAATTTAATAGTTTGAATTTATTCAAACTATAACCTCCAAACCCTTACACGAATACCATTTCGTATTGATATAACAGATGTATTATTCGATGCCACAGTTATAGTCGTTACATTTGAAGAAACCTCTTTTACTGTAGTTCCGGAAACTGATTTAATTATGCTTGACAGCGCTTTATCATTTGAATCAACCCCATTTACATTTGACTCAATCAAGATTGTATTAGCGCTCATCTTTGTAATAATCATAGATAACTGCAGTATACTGTATTTTCGGGTGATAGTATCACCTAAATTAATTGCTGTCGATTGATAAGATGTTAAAGGATTGATATATTTATACGTTGCACTATTGTTTAATCTCCAATAAGTTGCTGACATTGCTGTTGTTTTTTTGGCGAATCCATAGTCGGAAATATCAATTTTATAACGATTGTCATTGTCTAAATTCAATCCTGATATTGTAAGCGTATTAATCCCGGCAAGTCTTATTTGATATCCGATTATCCCTGCCGTAGTCGGCTTATAATCAGTTGTTCCGCCGACGGTATCTGTAATTGTAAAATGTGTGCTATCCGCAACCGTGCGGATATTATAATAAGTTCCGCCGATATTGTCGGAATTATATGTGAGTAATCCTGCCGGCAATGTTCCGGATGCAGCCTGAAACTCAACAGGGTCATTTACTGCAAATCCATGTGCGGCCGATGTTGTGAATATGCCTGTAACAGAATCATACGCAATTGTAAATGTCTGCCATGAGGCTTCAAATGTTTGGTCTGAAATAAGATTGTTTTTATCGGCTTTTGCCGCAAGCTCGCCGGGCAAGGTATTGTTAATATAATTGCCTAAATTTGCGACATAGCTTTGCCCGTAAGCTGGCAAAACCCATGCTGTCATTGTTCTGCCGCCTCCGGTAGATATGGTTATCGTGCGGGACAGCTCCTCGCTTGCGGGAGCGCCGGAATAATTAAGGCTTTTATGGCAGCGCTGATATACATAAACCGTACCGTCAAAATCCGTCCATGTGTTAACTCTTAAGATTATTCCGTAAGCTTCGCCGTCCTCATTGGTATAATTTATTTTATATATGCCGGGCGAAACATAATCATTAAGCGCATCAATATTAGTAATTGTTTTTTCGGCAATCAGTACTCCGTCCAGAATTCCACTGTCGATTTTACCGTTCGTTGCCGCTACAAAATTGCTGTCGTTTGTAAGCTCGGAGGTCTTTGTGGGCACATCAGCTATTTCTATTTTATTATTGAATTCCGTTAAAAATTCTTCGGAAAGCTTTGCTTTGGAAACAGTGCCGCTTTCAATATAACCGCCGTCCAGCGTATTATTTTCCGTAACGAAATTGCCGAAGGTGTCATAAAGCGCGGTTGTCTTGCTTATTAAGGTTGTTAAAACAGGATAGTTGTCGTCGGCTTCAATGCCGCCTTCGCCGTTCGCCGCGACAACCTCGCAAATAATTTCCTTTGAAGTAAGCGCGCTGCCGTCCGCCGACTGAACGGTCAGCCTGAACCTTGTTTCGCCTTCAATGCTGTACATATTGTTTTTAATAACGTAATATGCTGTGCTGCCTGTCACAGTGCCTGTATCCGCAACCACTGTCCCGTCCGAACGGATAGCGTTAATAATAAAAACGCAATCCGCAAGGTCGCATACGGTGCTGAAAACAATCCGATATGCCCGTACATCGTCAGCCACAAGCGGAAACGGAACAATTTCCGTGAAATTATCATTTGCTTTGGTTATAATATCACGTAACATTACTGCGCACCTCCGTAAAAGGCAAAGCCTTTTATAGTTTCGGATAAGCTTAAATTTTCCGAGCTTGTGGGATATACCATTATTGAATTGTCAGAGGCAATATTAATCCATATTGTATATCTTCTGTCACCGTTGGAGGGGAAACAAAACCTGCTGTCACGCATTTCGGTGGTTTCAAAATCATATATTCCTTCGCTGTTGCCCTCCCAGCCATAGCCGCATTGATTCTGAATATCGATAAAAAATACCGAAAGGTCGCCGTTAGCCTTGCAAAAGGCAATTTTATTGTAGCCCGCCGGCAGATTAACCGAGCCTAAGCTTTGCCAGGTTGAAACCGTCAGCCCGGCGGCGGTAAACTGATGTTCAAAATATATGCAGGAATTCGGCGAAAACGCGGGTTTAGCGTAGCTGAACTGCCGTTTGTCCGTAATCACGCTTTGAGCAATCTCCGCAAGCGGAACATCCTCGTCCAAAGGAGCCGTCAGGCTTATTTTCGGCACTATGGTGTTGAGCGAGTCGTCACGGTGAAAATATACATAGTTTGTGCCGCCGCTTAAAATAGTCAGCTCCTCGCCGCCGGCTAAAATTTCAATTCTGCTGCCGTCCGCCATAACCGCCTGTCCGGCGCTTATTATGATATTACCGCTTGCAGAGCTCGCCACTACCTTGCAGGCGTCGGCTGTTTCACGCAGAACTCCTTTGCTCAAAAGCGTTTTTCGGATATTGTTTACGTCCGCCGCGCCATATGTCGGTGAAGCGGGGCTTCCAGTGGAATCCATAAAATCAACGTTATACATCTTAATCCTCCTTAAATATCGGCTTTTCGCCTATGTTGTTATTTTCATACCAAAAGCTTACGCCTATGATTCTGCGTGTTACGGTTTTTTTGAACAAACCGAACTCAAGCTGAAGCGTCAGCGTATCTCCAAGCTGATAATCGCTGCCGTAACTTATGCCGTAAGTGCCGGCAGTGGTCTTTTTGATACGTTTTTTTTCCGTAAGCGAGCATTGCGCCTCGCTTTCCACGTTTCCGTCCAAAATGCCGTCCCATTTGTATATACCAATGCGGCTTCCCACTATATATACCCAAAAGCTTGAAGGTTCAGTTTTGGAAAGCTGCCATTTTCCGCTTTTTGTGTTGCAGTATATGTAATTGCCTGCAGCAAAGGTTAGTCCGAACTGTGTGCCGGCTGCCGTAACAATGTATTTTTTGGCGTAATTATCAGCCAGATTGTCGGTAAGCACAGGAGTGTTTGTGCAGGCGTTCCATTCCGCCGCCGCATTGTAGGTCTGTTCATACCAACCGCTTGAAAACTCGTCAAGCGAGCTTTCAAGGTAGCGCATATTCTGGGCGTTGTTGTTTGCGGCGGAAATAATAAGCGGATTTTCCGAGCCTTTATAAACCTCAAATACCCATTTTTTGTTTGCAATATCAAAAAACACTCTGTGACCGGCATTCTGTTTATTCAATAGGTCAATAACAACAGTACTTGCCGCGTTAGTACTGTTCCGCCAGAAATCCTCAATGGGAGCAAGGCCCGCTTTATTTCCGAGCGTAAATGCGGCAACGTCCGAAAAAGCGGTCGAAACCACATATCTCGCAATGCATTCCGGGTCTTTAACAATGCTAAGCTCGGACAGCTTGAATTTCGCAATAGTGCGCCTTGTTAAAATCCAGTTCACAGTTCTGCCGTAAACCGCGAAATCATCGCCTGCCAGTTTTCCGGTAACAATAGCCTGCTTGCCGCCCTGAATAATCACCAGATAATCGTTCTCCATAAAAACAGGCACAATGTCGCCTTTTAAATCAAAATGCCCCTCCCATGTGCCGATGTCGTTGTAATATATAGTCCAGTTGCTTGTAATAATGTCATTTTCAATATGCAGCAAATTAAAATCAAAATCGTATACGCGAATATCCTCCAAAGAGGTCACCCCCTTATTTTGTAATGCTAATATATTGCCTCGGCATATAAATTTGCATATTCCATTTTGGCGTATATATTTTTTGCGGAATATACCGCTATATGGTTTATACCTACGTCCAGCCAAAATTCATTCAGATATGTATCCGGTGTAATACTGCTTAATATACTGCCGTTAAAACTGCTTGTAATCCTTCTGCCCGGCAGATCAATCACAATTTCCTCACCGGCGGCGGTGCTGTAATTAAGCTTAATATGCTGCCCGGTTGTAGCGTTGTAAATATCAAGCACGTCGGCGGAAAGCGGCACGTGGGCCGTTATGTCTTTAATCGTTATAACAGGCACCGTTTTTATATCTCCGTAATTCACAACCTCGTTTTCGTTTGCCCTAATTGTAAATGCCATAGGAAATGAAAATTCATTATCTATCTTATGCGAAAGCTCATAAACAGCGGAATTAGCCGCGGTATAATCGCTGAAATACGGATTGTCGCATATAAACTGCATAACAAAAATCTGCGCCGCGCCATTTCGCTTTTCCGTATCAAAGCTAACGCAGCGGCATTCGATTTTACGCATTTTATTTCCCGAACGGATTTTCAAAACGCCAGAGTTAAAAAGCACTTTTACAGCCTTTGTCAGCTCGCGCTGAAGGCTGCCGCTGTTTTTAACATCGCCGCCGATGGTAATAGTACGGGCCTTTGTTGTCTGCGAAATAGTGCGCTGCCCGTCCTTATCCGCGTATGTAACGGTGTTATAGGATTTTGACGGAAGCCCGATTCCCGTAATTTTTGTAGCGTTCCAAACGGGATGCGCGCCGCCGCCGATCGTGATTTTACCATAAGCATTCTCAAAGCTAACCTGCATAGAACACACCCCGCATTTTATCAACCTCGCTGGCATTTTTAGCCGCCTCAATCTGCTGGCTTATGGTTTCGCCGCTTGAGGTGAATTGATATGTAATGTTAATATTGGTATTCGGCTCGCTTTCGGTTTTTATATCAGTGTAGGCGCTGATTTCCTCAAGCCCGTCTAAGGCCTCGCTTTTTACCCGCGCCATAACATCATCAATCCGTGACATAAACCCTTCGCCGAAGCTTTCAGCCGCCGATGCGCCGATGCCGAAAAAGCCGTCAGGCACCTCAAGCCCCGCGATTTCAAGCTCGCTCGTCATATACTCAGTATTTTTGGAAGTCATGATAATCACTTTCCTTTCATTTATAATCGGAATTTCTTATACAATAAAAAAAACGCCTGTAAAACAGACGTTTAATATTGACAAATTGTGATAAATAATGTATAATATGTACGGTGGATATAGGGTAGGTCGAGGACGGTTAGCCGCTCCCATGGAAGGGGGTGGTCATATTGGTACATATACTTAGGATAATTATAATAATATTAATTATTTTAAATATGTTCACAATAAATGTAAAATAACCGCTCTCCCATCCAAAAGATAGCGGTTATTTTTTTAATCTCTAAAATTTTGGCTAACCGTTCAAAACGGTTTACCTTATATCTGCTTTTATTATACCATAAATAAACAAATTGTCAAGAGTTTTTCAAAATAAATTTTGCAGACTGCAAATTAAATCCCTGTCCTTTTCATCTTCTGTTCTTAAATCGGGAAGCCTGCAACACTGTTTCATTTTTCTGTAAAATTCTTTAACATCTTTATTTTTAATTTCAGACAAATCCGCGCTGCGGTACTGCATAATTTTAACGAATTTGTTAGTGCCGTCAAGCGCTTTAAACAGCGCCTTGAACTGCCACCAGTGCATATACTCCGTCTGCAAATCTATGCCGTACTGGCTTAAAAAAGCGGCGTAAATCAAATCCGCATCATGCTCAAAGCTGTAAACCGGTGCGCCGCCTCTTATGCCCTTTGTAGTTGAATTTCCAAAATAAAAGTCCAAAGCCGCATTGAGCGCGGAATCAAAGGCGGGCGGAAGCTGTTTATAGCAAAGCTTTAAAAGCTCCAAAGACTTCCGCTTGTCAGATAAAAACCTGTTCGTTATAATAATCTCAAATTTTATCCAGTTCCGGAAATCGGTATAAACAGGATAATTTTTATCACAGACAGTAACAAAATCAGGAAGCTTTTCAGTTAAAATATTCATAGCTTTTTAGTCGGATTCGGTAAACGTAATAGTTTCCCAATTGTCGGCTGTCGCGGCAGTGCCATTGATTTTGCCGCTTTTAACCTTTAAGCTTCCGGAATAGGTGTAGGTTTCCAAATCGCTGCCCTCGCTGTCGGGAACCAGTGTAAAATCACGTTTTACGGCAGCCTTTCCGCCTCCCAAAACGTCCTTTGTCATATCAACTAAAATTATAGGCACAATCGCGTCCGTGCCGATAAGCTCGCCGTCCGAAATTCTGATAATCTCCGAATGTACGGGATTTCCCAAATACTGGTCAAACGTATAGGAAACAGAGGGGCTGTATCCGGCAATGTCGGTTTGCTCAAATGTTTCATCAATATACTGTCTTTTGTACTGTTTAGGATTTTTGCTTATTGAAAACGCGGAAAAACCCTTCATTCGGTGATATGAATATGAATCATCATCACCTTTAACGCCCATATACGCGATTTTGTCGGAGCGCTTTACCATACTCCCGTTCATAAAAATAACCTCCCTTTGAAATAAGTATCAGATTGTTCCCGCAGGCTAACCTATTTCTCAAAATAAATAAGCCTGCACTCAATTTTGTATTTAGCGTCGTTTGCCGAACTGATATCTATAAATCCGTCAGATAACGCGTCAATCCTCTGCGCGACTCTGCCGCTCTCAAGTACAGGCAGATTTTTCAGCTCATTCTGCTGCTTAAGCCAATCGGAAAAATTTTCGTAAAACCGGCTGTTTTCAATATTTTTCTGAAAATCCGCACCGTATTTTTCACGGCTTGTAAAATAAAACCTAAACTGCTTGAATGTACCGCCGTCAGCGTATTTTTTCAAAACAGGGGAGGAGGGGATAGCCTCAACGGCATATCCGGATTTTCCTAAAAAATCCACGCCCAAAACACCGTTCTTTAAATAAGGACAGGTCATTATAAAATTTCTTATGCTTTCAATAATACTCATTCGCAAATCACCTTCCAATGCCGCATCTGCCGCGACCCTCTGCGGTTGTCCGAAAAACCAACAACAGTGTAAGCGTCATCGGGAGGAATTTCAGCCTCGCCGCAAACAAGCCTGTCGCCGTTTGAAATTGTAACAGAAGCCTCAGTAGGAATACGCGCTATAATAACGTTGCGGCTTTTCAGCCCGTCGCCGCTCATGCTCACCCTAACCTCCTCATATACGCTTGCCTCAGCATAAAAACTTGCCGTCCAGTCATACATCCTGGTTTCGGGGTTATATACCTTGTTAAACAGCGTAATTCCGGTTTGTGTTATCAAATGAAAAACCTCCCTGAAAAGCGGCGGATATGCTCCGCCGCAGTTAGTCTGTTCCCGAATATAAAAGCCCGGACGGCAAAAATAATTTTGCGGCGTCATATAGCTGCTTGCCCAGCGCAGCTTCGTCCGTTATGTAGCTCACGCTGTAGCCGTCGTTATTTTCGCTTGAAATCCCGGCTCGGCTGCCGCAATTATAATAAACCTCGGCAACCGCGCAGGCGGCGCATTTAACTTCATCGGAAATTTCAATTATCTTTCCGAAGGTCAGCCTGTTTAAAAACGCGTCCGCTCTCATTATATGCGAATTAAACGAAAACTCATCGGGAATAACGCTTCCGTAAAAATCCTGTTTATAAAATGTATAGTCCGCGTACACCAAAATCACCTCATCCGTTTGTTATAAGCTTAGCGATTGCAATGGATTTCGGGTCAAACTCAATATTCCAGTTAGCGGAAGCAAAAAGCTGTGTGTCTGTCGGGCTTTCAGTCCAGCCGGTTGAAGGCACGATAAAGCTGAATCCGTTCGGATGAATAGTCTCACGCAAACGGGTGTATAAGGTGTCCTGACCGCCGTTTTTAGCAGGGTCGCGATGAGCCTCAACAGGCACGTCAACACGTCCGCTCGCTGTGCGGATAACGCCGCCGCCCAAAAGATATGTGGTGTAGGCTGTAAGCTCGGAATTAGCGCCCGCACCGCCCACAGCCGCCGCGGGTACGCCGTCATCTATGATAACGGTAAATCCGTTTGCGGAAGCAAGCGCCACAGGTCTTTGAATACCGTTCGCGTCAGTCTGCTTCCAGTATTCCAGCACCTCTAAATTCTCAAGAGTTTTAGCTACATTGGAATGCATTATCGCCATTTTGAATTCGGCCTTGTTGTCGCCGAGAGCCTGAGTCGCAAGGCTGTTTAAATCTGTCGCACCGATTAAATACGGAGTAGCTGTATCCGAAGATAAATCAGCAGTATGATTTTCAAGCCATGCGGTGGTGTAAGTATCAACACCCGAAATTCCGAAAATAGCGTTCAAAATCCCAATCATGCGAAGCTGACGCTTTTTCTGCCAGTATTTCGCAATAGAACCCGCTATAAAGCCCATAGGGTTTGAGCCAGAAAGCTCCGCTGTGAAGTTGCGGGCAAAAAACGCCTTTGCGCGCCCGTAAACAACGCCCGTCTGATAACCGCCCGAGGTTTCGGTAGCGGTAATGTCGGTCTGGCCGTTGTAGTTCAAATCGTCACCGCTTAGGGTTTCATAAAACGGAATAGTGTAAATGCTGCCTTCGTTTTGGATCCGTGCAGCGATAAGGGAATCCTCAACCACCGCTCCGCTTTCAATCATAGCGGCTCTGTAAGGGTCGGGAGCCTCGTTCCAGCTTTGAATAAAAAGTTCCTCGTCAAATGGAATCCCAAAAATTGTTCCTGCCATAATTAACATCTCCTTAATAAATTTTTTAAATTATACGGGCGAATAATATCCGCCCTTACTTCCCGGACAATACCCTGTAAATATCAGGCTGCTCGGTTTTTAACTTATATTTTTCCATATAAGTCATTTTGGAAAAGTCCTCTTTTGTAATGCTTTTAAACTGCCCTCCGCGGGTAGGCTTCACAATAGAAACCGCGCCGCCGTCGCCCTCAAATAAATAATCATTGTCAAGCTTAATCTGCGAGAGCTGTTCATTCAGCCCTACAATCTCGCCGTTTTCAAGCCTAAGATTATCCATGTTTAAAAGCGCCTTTACAACCTTGGCGTTTTTCGCCTTAGCCTTGGCAAGCGCGCCGCTAAGCGCATGGTCAAACCTAAGCGCGGAAATTTCGGCGGCGGAATCCGCCTGCGCCTTTTCCGCCTTAGCTTTCCAGTCATCCGCCGCTTTTTTGATACCCTCAATGTCCATTTCCTTGAAACATTGAAGCTGCTGCTCGGTATCCTCCAGCTGCGCTTTGAGTCCGTCAAGCTCTCCCAGTTCGGTTTTGAATTTCTCAATGTCACGCCCGTTTTCCGCCATAATCAGATCAATCGCGTCATCGGATAATTCAAACGCCTTTAAAAATTCTCTTTTCATAAAAACCTCCTCGGCTACGCTTTTTATGTGGTCGCGTCACTCACCGCCCTGCCAATTACGCCCGCAGGATGGGCGAATTTTGAACATAAAAATAAAGCCTTTTAACGCCTTGCTCAGGGCTCATTTATATTGCTATTATTCGCCTGAATTTTCACCTTGAGTAAAAACCGCTTTTTTTGCCTGCTCCTCGGTTTCGCCGAAATACCACATGCGGAATTCCCATTTTTGCATAATTCCGTTTGACACAAGCTGCTGTTTTTCAGAAAATTCGGTCTGCCTGTCCGCGGCAATGCTGTCGTCAAACTCAAACGCCGCCTCAAAGCTTCCCGATGGCGCAAGCCTGCCGAGGCTTGTCCACACGTCTATCGCGTAAATCAAATCCTCCAAAGTGTACCTCAAAGACTTTTGAGTGTCCGCAACGGTAGCGTAGGACCGCTGACGCATAATTTTAAGCTCGGTTGCGGTTTTCGCCTCTGTCTGCGGATTTGAAACTGTTCCTCTCGCAAGTCCGCATACGTCCTCAATCTTCATTAATATATTGTCCAAACCGTTTAAAATATTCTTCTCGCGAAGAGTAGGAGTCCAGTCCTTAAACATATTATCGTCATCAAACCCCAGCGCGCGGTAAAGGCGTATATCGGGAAGAATGGGCTTGCCGTCATCGTCCTTTTTGAACGCGCTTTCGTTCACGAAAAGGGCGCGCTCGCCGCTTTCAAATTCCCACAAAAGCCTGGAATACTGCCTGTCCGCCTGCTCAATTAAATCCACAGCGCGCGAATAAACAGAAACCCCGAGAGGGGAGAGTGTGTCGGTGGTATTCGCGAACGGAGTTTTAAAATACGCGAATAACGGATGTTTAATGCCTTTTATTAAAACCTCTTTTTCAAGGTCGGCCCATTCATAAACCTCGCCGAGAGGAACTTCCTTTCCCAAATCAAGTGCGCTATCCGAAACAAAAGCGGAATTGACGATTCTACAGCCGTTTTCCGTCATGCAGTGATATTCAAGACGGGTATAGAACTTGTCATTCTGTATTTTCCTGTCGGCGAAAACCGCACCCGAAATTCTGCCCGAGCTGTCAAAAGCGGTAGGGAAAAAGCTGTCTGCCTGAATATAATCCACAGTAATTTTATCGCCGTCAATATAAGGCTTAAAAATAAGCGCGCCCTTAGCGCAGGCATATTCGGTGTAGCGCCGTATATCGTTCAAAACAGGAATCAGCTGAGCGTTTATAAAATCCGCCCTGCCGCTGCCCGATACGGAAGCTTTCATTTCAATTGTAACCGCCCTCGCAAGCTCGCCCGCTATTGCCGAAGGCAGATTCAGGCTTTTAACATTTTCGCAAAGCCACGGCGGTCTGCCCTCGTAAAGCTTTGACCATAGAATTATAGCCGCTTCCATCTGCGTAGAAATAACGGTGTCCACACCCAAAGCGCGTTTAACATTATTTTTTGAAATCATTTTTCTCACCCATTCCTTAAGTTTTTCAAACATAAATTCACCTCATATATAAATTAGTCAAATCAGCGGATATTTTTCCCATTTCAATTCATGCCGCAGAATTGTACCGCAAAAATAACGTATATCGTCCATCGCATGGTCGTATTCCTTCATAACCTTGTCCTCGCCGCTTTTTTCATCCCATGAATAAACCTCAAATTCTCTGATTGCGTCCTTGCAGCTAAAATCGAAAAACAGTCTGCCGCAGCTGAGTAGCGACGCTGTTATCCTTATTCCGTCCGAAACGTTGTTCACCGCCTTTTTAACCGTAAACCTCCCGTGTCTGCGGATAGTTTCGATAAAAGAAGCGGCGGAAGGGTCGACAATCACGCTTTGAATAATAAGTCCGCCGGCAAGCTTTTCAAGCTCGGCGTAATATTCCTCGTCCGTTTTCTGCGACCTAGCTTTCCGGCTGTCATGGTAATATTCCTTTATCCGAAAAGCCCTGCCGCCCGTCACCCGCCACAGCCCCATCGAACAAGGGTTTACCGTTCCGTAATCCACCGAAATATAATAGGTTCCCTTTTCAGCGGCGCATTTTAAAACGTGATTTTTGCGGCTGAACATGGGGTAAACCAAACCCTCCGCAATCGTCCAACGTCCCAGAATAAAACGGTCATAGAACACCGTGCCGTAATATTCCTTTTTTAAATTTTCCACAAAGGATTTTTCCAAAAAAGGATTGTCGTCAATTGTGAACCCCATGCTGTAAATATCCGCGCCGCTTTCCAAAAAAGCCTTAAACCAGTGATTCGGACTGTCGGGGTTGCAGGTGCCGTCAAAGCAGGCGCCCGGCTTGTCCAAACGGGATTTAAGCATCTGAAAAACATCCTCATGCCAGGTCGTAACCTCATCTCCGTAGCAGTACGAAAGGCCCGCTCCCTGAAGCTTTGACACCTGATTAACCTTGTCCGCTCCGAGCGCGTAAACCTCACGTCCGAATAAATTAACCTTGTTGTTGCTGCCGATTTTCCCCACAAAATCCGCGCCCCATATATTTCTCAGCGGGTCTAAAATATTCCTTTCAAGAGTGCCCTTTGTGTTACCCAAAAATAAAATAAGTCCGTGCGGACTCGCATAGCGTATCCGATACGGAATTTTAAAATAATCCAGATAGGTTTTCCCCGAACGTGTCGCGCCGTAGCTTACGTTCCAGCGATGATGCCGGTTTATGGTATTTTTCCATACCTCCTTTTGCTTGTCGCTGAAGCTAAGATTCATACATCGCACCGCCAATCGCATTTAAAACCTCGTCCAGCTTTTCAGAATTGCCATCGCCGGCAGGCTTGTCCTTCCAGCCCTTGAAATTATTGACTAAAATAAACTTAGCGCCGTTTAATCCTTCCTTGTCGAATAAACGCCGCTCGGTATATTCCTCAATTTTGCTGATTGCCCGCAAAATTGAACCCTCGCATTTTTTGCCTGCCTGATAGCTCAAAAGAGCGTTTTTTGAGGAAAATCCCAATGCAAGCGCAAGCCCCGACAACGTGGGCGGATTCCCGTTTATAACGGCAGGCTGTCCGCTTTTGTTTAAAACCGGCTCGCCGTTTTCATCCTTTAATATTTCACCGGCGCATGACTCAAAATATCCGTCAATTGCCTCCTGAAGCTTTTTTGAGCTTTTGAATTTAGGATTTTTTCCCACCATTAAACCACCCCCGAATAAAATAAAATTAAGGACGGCAAATGATGCCGCCCTATGCTCAAATTTTTTCTGATTTCCATGTTACCATTATAAAATTAATTTTGGATGTAGGGTAGGTGTTACACCAATAAAACAAAAACGAGCGGCAAAATACCGCCCGTATATTGTATAAACTTAATTCACATCAAATCCAAATATATCGCAATATTTTTTATAAACTCCCGTTTCCTTTCATAAAAATCATCCCTGCAAACGGTGGGCAGATTCCAGATTTCATAAGGGCAGCCCCGGCTGTCCAGAGTGCTTTCCCAAATCGCCGTTTTAAGACGGCAGCGGATTTCATTATTCTCCAAATCCATGCCTATAAGCATCTTGGCTTTATCAATAGCCCTTATTATTCTTGTTCTGTTGTGGCTTTCCAGATCTAACATTTTATCTTCCATAAGGCTGATATGCCCTCCGCCGTAAGGCATATCATTCAGCCTGTAATTTTTCCCGAAAAGCTGCTGATAGCGTATCTTATACCATGCCACATTATCGTCATAGCCTTTGCATAACCATACCACTGCCTGCCGTATATAGTCGGGCATTTTAAATTTTGTCTGGCTCATTACACAATCCTCCCGTATAAATTATGTCGCATGTAATTTCCGTCAGCCCTGCATTTTCGCAGAATTTTATCTATCCAATCCGTGCTTCTTCCCAAAATTTCAGCAATTTCATCCTTTTCCATTCCCTCAAAGTCATATCTGCAAACCAACATTTCGGTAGTATATGTAGGCGGATTGGAATTAGGGATAAACGCGCGTTTGCGCCTAAGCATTTTCTTTTTTTTAGGTTTTTTGGCTGTTTTGCAGGCGCTGTGTCGGTATCTGTACATAAAATCATATACTTTTCTGGTGCTTAGCTTTAATTCCTTCGCAAGTACAGACGCCGGTATAATGCAGTAATTTTCTACTATATAATTTTTTTGTTCGTTTGTAATAGCCATAAATTCACCTCATTAATTATTTTTTTTACCTAGTGCTCGAGCTTCGATTGCTTTAATGTCAAAATCGGGCTGTTTGAAATTTGAAAAAGCTGTTGGTTTGGCAATAATTTCAGAAGAAATACCTCCTTTGTCCTGTTGTTTGGAAAGCCAGTTATTTATAAATCGTTTAATTCCGCCTCTGGTTTTGCGCTTTTTAGGGTTGCTGTCCGCCCAGCCCCGCATTTTTCTTAATTCCTGAATAATATCTACATTGGGATACAACGCGGACCATTCGCGAAGCTGATTTCTGCCCACCCCGTACATAGTTTTATCGTTTAATATAATTTCAATGACAGGCGGGCTAGGTGCAAAATCTGCTTCGGGCAATTCTTCGTATTGGATTGGGATTGGATTCGTATTGGATTGGATTTCGGCAGCATCTGTATGCAATTGAATGCAATTGCTGTCCATAGCCGGGAATTTGCTTCTTTTATTGCGGATAGTCTGATGTTTTTCCCATTTTATAACCTGAAGATAAGGCTTGCTGTCGGCCTCGTAAACACGTATTAAATCGTATTTAACAAGCGCTTTTAAATAATTCTTTATATCCTGCTCGGTTTTTTTGCTGTACATCAGCGGAAAGCATCTTGAAAGTAAAATACTTTCACGGGCGTCCATCCTGCCGTAATCATCGCAGTTCACCAAAAGACGATAAAAAAACACCTCCTGCTCGGCGCTAAGCGCTCCGATATTATCACTTGTGCAAATAGATTCTTTCAAAATTCTGTTCGGCAAACAAACCACCGCCTTAAATAACAATAACGGGCGGCTTAAACGGCCGCCCCTTAATATTGCGCAAATCTTCCTCCCATAGGGGCTGCAGCCCGCAATCCGCAGGCTCTTTATCATAATCTCTGTTATAATGGCATGTCCACCATTCATCAAGCGCAAATTCAATCTGCGCAGTATCATTTTGCGTCAGCAAAACAAACACCTCCTGCTAAAAAATAATAAATAATGGTATTATAGTGACGATTAATGTAAAAATATATTACAATTGTAAAACATTTTTTCATTGCATAGTCGGTAAATTTAATATTGCAGGAAGCCCCTAGCCGCCGGCAATAAAATTTAACTTGAATTAATTTTATTTTCGAAAAAACTTAAGTTTAATTTAACATAAAATGATAAAATCACCAAATTTTCATTTAATTAAATCTAAAAATCAGATAAAAATAAATAATAATTGACAATCAAAAACTAATATTGTATAATAAAATTGTCTAAATTGCATACATTCACAATATCGCAATTATGTAATTCTCTGCTTTCTAAGATAATTATACATGAATGTAATCAAGTAGTCAATACAAAATAATATAATCATGTAAAAATAACTAAAAATTGGAGGCGATTTTGTGAAATATTCACAAATAATACTAAATTATATAAATAATATCGGAATTACTCCGTATAGGCTGGCAAAGGAAACCGGAATTTCAGAAAGCTTATTCAGTAAATGGAAGAGTAACCCCACATCCGACATATCTATATTAACACTGGAAAAAATCTCGAATTATTTTTATATATCAATCGAGCTTTTATTGAACGCTGAAATGTACAATCACGAAACCTTTGAGGTAGCTTGTGTGTACGATAAATTGGACATTCAGGGTAAAGCTGCCGTAAAGAAGCTGATAGGGAAGGAACAAATGCGTATTAGTATGGCAGGCGAATCTTTAATTGCTGTTGCAAGAGGCGGCAAACAGGAAGAAATTATGCTTACCGCCGAGGAAGAAGCCGAAAAGCAGAAATTGATAGAGCGGCAGTACCCTGAATTAAATAAAAATAAATAA